TGACAAAGGTCAGCTCGAATGTATTGAGTATCTTCGATTACTACAGACTCTAAATTGAATTGAGCAGTCATGGGTTAAGGGAACGCAATGCTAGCGCTGGATTGCTCTAGCATTCATACCATACAACACAAGCAGCTCATCAGTGTCCCACCGTAACAAACCGCAACAATCAAGCAACCGGCTTAGGAGCTTCCTTGATGTCAGGATAAAGCCGTTTCTCACTGGCAGATGGCTTTTTAAGGTGATCTTCTAATACTTTAGAAGCCTTTTCAAATGGCCATTCTTTAGTATCGGCAAACTTTTTCCATACATTATTCCGTTCCTTCTCCCAAAAGTCTTCCCTTAATAATTCACGGCGCAATTCGGGATCAGTTTCTTCTACTGCAAGATCAGAAACTGGAGATAGGCTGCATCGGCAATTTTGGTTAACGATCCTTGACTGGGATCCTGTATAATAGTAGCCACAAAATGTTTCAAAACTGTAAACATGACCAGAAAATTCGCTCATCTGAATGTCGATGATATTGTGAGTCTGTACGAGTCCGGGAAAAGCGTCAAAGCACTTGCCGAGCAATTTTTTGTTAGTCGAAGTGTCATTGACAACAGGTTGCGTGAGCGAGGGATTACGCCACGCGGACGTAGTGATTCTATGTATCTCCGCATGGCTCAATCCTCCCGCGAGGACAGATTGCGCCTCACTCAGAATGCTCATGCTGCCACACGCGGCACCCCCCAGCCCGAGGATCGTCAGATCAGGCAGGCGCAAGGTAGAGAACTGTCTAAAAGCCATGTATCGACTCGCGCTATTGCCCTCGCCAGCATTCTTGCCTGTCGCGGTTTTCCAGTAACCTTCGAGAAGGCTTGTGGACCTTACAATCTCGATCTTGCCATCAATACACACTCCATCGCCGTGGAGATCCAAGGGGGAAACTGGCACGCTTACGGCAGGCATGGCGCCAGATTGAACAAGCGCCGCAAATATGTTCTCGGCGCAGGCTGGCACCTGGTGGAAGTCTGGTTCAGAGCAGGAATCAGAGAGGATATTAATGCGATCACCAATCAAATTATCACCCTTGCTGAGAGCGCAAGCGGGCTTGATTCCATCAGTCGTCAACACTGGGTGATGGCCGGTGACGGATTGGCTGCTCCCATCATCAAGTCTTATGGTTACGATGTTGCCCCGGTACCAGCCGCGCATAACCGCAGAGAAAGGCCCAGGGGAAACCTTTGTATCACCCAAGACGCATCTAGGGTGCAAAGTTCCAGTCATTTCACTTAACAAATATATCTTACCATGCCTAGATGCGCAATACGGACAAGTCCTTTCATCTTGTGTTGTAATAAACCTCCCATACTTATACCCATTACGCGCTGCGGCTGCTTTTTGCGCACCAGTATAAGCATTAGCAAGCTCAGATCTTGCAATCAATTCAGCCCGGCGAAGAAGACCTAATTTAGGTGTGATATTATTTGGATCCTTTGCACCCAATAGTGCAACTCTTATATCTTTCTCTAATGCTTTAGAGCTTTTCCCGCGTCCAATACCATCCTGCACAATGCGTGCAATATCATCACGAAAAGTTTCAACTTCGCGCCTGATATAAGCTGATGCTGTGTTAGCGGCGCCGATCACAGCTTCTTTACTGGCGCCAACAAACATGCTATTCCCTTTGCCATCAGAATCAACTAATTGCGCCAATTCTTTACCCAAATCACCGCCAAGCTGTACGGCTTCGCCAAAATCTTTCTTATATTGTGCTGTGATACGATTCAATTCTTGCTCTGGAAAGTATTCTTGCGCAATCTGAAGAAGCTTAACCATTTTGGCATTACTATCAGCGATAGAATATGACATTGGGCGACGCATCTTGCCATCGGCTGATTGATATTTTTTCAGCTCAGGATCAATGAAATCTGAATAGTATCGGCGCAGATCTTTTAAGGTACGCTTAAGTGATCGCACTAAGGCCGCTTTGGTATTATCAACCGCACGATTGCTTAGCATATCTAATGCTTCGGCATAATCGTCAGATAGTGCTAGCTGTTGGTCGCCTATGGTTGCCATGGGTTATCGGCGGTTGATCTGCCTATGTTACAGCTTGTTTCATTTTTCCGGGGCCATGGGATGATGGTGTATTATTTGGTCGTGGGGAGACCCATCCACTGCATTGAACCCAATGACCACCATTCAATCCGAGGAACGCTTTGAGCTGCAGTACCGCCACAATGGTGTGTGGCTGGATCGTAATTCAGGGGCAACCGACTACCTTCAGGCGTTTAGCCCTAATGACCTGCTATTTGATTCCTGGCAGTCTGCAATGAATGCACTTAACGAAATGGAGCAGATCGGCATGAAGCGCGACAACATGAGAATCGTAGGGATCGACTTAACTGACGCAGGTTGATTATCGCCAGGCTCAATCAACAGCAATGGCCCGGATTAGCCGGGCTTTTTGCTTTTTAGATCATTCTTTGGGCTCTATTCCATGCATCCATAGATGCATGCCATCTTCGTATTGCAAGCTGTTTGCTAGTAGGGCGCGATGGATCCCGCTTTTGTCTTTGTTTTTTTTGCTTTGGTGGGTTGAATATTGCTTCTCTAATCTTTGTAGCATTTTTAATTCGTTTTTCGTTCTTGAATATAACGTATGAATACATGGATTTCTCTTTTCGTGCACTTGCTTTTTCAATAATTCTTCGAGTTTGTTTTATTATGTCAGATTTTGTTTTTGGTTCGCGTTTCAATTTAGGCTTCGCGAGTTCTTTGATACTATTCTCTCCCTTCGCTCCGCCCACCCTAGGCGTCGCATCCTTCACAATCTTTGACATTTCCCGCATGGTCCTGGCATCGCTCTGCGCCAGCTCACGAAGACCCGCCCGCAGGGTATCCGCAACCTTGCCGCCCTTGACCGTGCTCCTGACGCGATCTCCAGCGGCAATAGCGGCAGCACGCTGCTTAATTGGCTTAATTTTTTGCCCTGTAATTGATTCAATTTCTCTTATGCGTTGCGCATCAGCTTGAGCTAGTGTGCGTAGCGTATTTTTCAAGATAGAAGTCATCGAGCCCGGACGTTCAGCCGCTGGCTTTTGTAATGGTTTAGCTTCAAGTATAGGACTGCGCTTCTTCTTAATTGTGCTCGTCTTAACGGTTGCGTTGATTTTTCGCTTTGCAAGTGGCTTCTTCCCTAGTACACGTTGCGCATCATCTGGCGACATTGAACGAGTCACATCTTTCAAGACGTGAGCCATCGAAGCTGGCCGCTTTTTCTTGATTGTATTTGCGTTAGGCTTAGCACCAATCAGTCGTGTTCGGCTTGACTTAATCGTCTTGGTTAGATTTTTGCTGCCACGAGTTACGGCACCTTTCTGTGCACGTTTTGATAGTGAAGTTTGAAGGGTTGGATCCGCCTTGTCGATGCCCTTGAGCTTGGCCCTGGACTTCCTCAGGGATGTTCTGGCTGCTAGTGTGCCGCCCTTCAGCGTAGCGGCCTTAGCGGCTTTCCTGACGGCGCTAGGTGTGGCCTTTTTGCCACCGCCTGGTGTTGAGGCGAACTGCCCCTGCGCGTCGCGGACGTATTGGGTCCGCTTTTTGCCTGATCTGCCGCCGCGAGCCATTACAGTCTTAACTTAGAATCATTATATTTTTCCCGCAATTATTGAATAGGCAGCCCCTGCGCGTCTACATTATCGCCCGCCAGATCATTGGGCGATGGAGCAGGAGGATTTAGCAGTGCGTTATTTTTTTCATCTTCAACTGCAAGCAGTGCAGCCTCTTTCTTCGCGTCTACCTTGGGCCTGAGCAGCCCACGGCGCTGCGCCAGCGCAAGGAACGTTTCGCGCATCATCAGACCCTTATCGTATAATCCACTGCACATAGTTAGCGTATCATTATCAACTTCTTTCTCTGTGATGGATGCCTTCATATCAAGACCGGCATCATTAGGTATTTGTTCACCCGTGAACTTTGCCCATAGCTCATACAATGATTGCATTGCAGATTCTTTGGATTCTGATAAGCTTGTTAGGTTTGCTTGAATGCTTGCGCTTTGCAGTTCAACTTCTGTTGCGGTTCGATTGCTACTACCACTGAGCACAAAATTAAGCAAGCTACGGTCGATATTTGCTTCTAATTCTTTTAGCACTTGCATGTGCTTATCCAAGCTGCTACCGCTTGGCTCGGCGAAAGAAAAGCTACCATCTTTATCAAAAATCTGCATGATTTGATTTGGACCCAGTACAATAGGTGCTGGCATTGGAGTACCATCTGGCCCTGGTATCATCTGCCGATTAGAATCTTTCAGCACTGGAATAGGCATCGCACACTTATGCAATAACTCTTTCAAATCGCTATAACTTCTATACCAATCTAGTGTTAATTTAGCAGTCGAAAGCAACATCGGCGCACCTTCACCTATGCCATCTCTTGGATTATTATACCATTTCACGGGAGGATACTTTAGCTTTTGCTTTTGATAACCAATGAATTCTCCTTGATCTACCTCTTCTACTGTTTGTGTTGCCTTATTGCGCAATCCACCGCGATCACTTGATTCGCCTACAATCTTTAGCAGCTTCCAATCACCACCTTGCATAACGCGATAATGCGGCACTAACTTAACCCCATATTCACCATCCGCTTCTTCATGCCATTCAAGAATTGTTACAGCAGATATAACCTCCCTGCCATTATCTTTTGCTGTACGCCAGTTCAATACATTACGGCGCTCAGCATAAGAAAAGAATGGCCTATTGCCATTTGCAATATCATCTCCTCTTGTTCTGTTTGTGCTTTTTTCCTTATCCACCATCAGCAGGCAGCCATTATCACGCATCAGCAACGCATCAGCAGCCATAAACCAGGCTTTTAGGCTTGTGCCTTTACCATCAATATCATTTTGACTAGCAAGCAAAGTTTTCGGTGGATTACGCAACTCAAATCGACTTAATTCACCAGCAAAGGCATCAATTCCGTCCCTAAAGTATGACGGATATGATGCACGTTCTAGCCTGCCACGATAGGCCACAAGCGGCTCAGCTTGCTCCCTGATTAGATAGCGTTTTTGTTGATCCTTTGTGCGCAGTTGCTCCCAACAATCATAAACAAGATCCAAATCATCTATGACTTCTTCTAGCCTAGGATGGCGGAATGATGGCAGCTTACCATTGCTCGTAGGATGTGAAAGTCTTTGCTGCACCGTTATCTACCATATATGCTAGGCTAGTTTTCCCGTTAAGAGTTAAAATAGGTCTAGCTGGCTCATTACAGTATCTATTATTTCTTTCGGATCTGATACCCTGCGCCTGCCTGATGACATGGGCGTCAGGTTTTCTTCTGTTTTGACTTCAATAGACAAATCAATTTGCTTTTCAATTACAATCGAAACACCAGACAACACCTTCTTGGCGCGTTGCATAAATTGAAAAAATGGCCCGGTTGCAATCTGCCTACGGCGCTGATGATTCCATGCTGCTTCCAGCAATCCTTGATCAATTGTTGATATTGCGGCATGTGCTCGATCTACGATTGCTAGCGCTTGTATCAGCTCATAAAAGTCTTCATATTCGCTATCATCAATGCTATTTGAATACAGCTTGATTTCTGGATCTAGCGCAACTGGTGCGCTTTGTGCTGTTAGGATTTCATTTACTTCATCAGCTCGTAAGTTAGTTGCGGTTGCAATATCTTCAACACAGGATCCATTCGCAGACATCTTACGGACAATACTAGCCTTATCTCTCCATCGGTCAGGAAACTTGACGCCTGTGCTATGGCCACGATCCCTTAGGTATTGATACATCGCACCATCAATAAATGGCACGGCAATTGTGCTTAGCTTATATGGCTTGCCATTGTCAGGATTAACCTTGGATGGATCATATTTACGACAAGCCTTAATCAGGCCAATCAACGCAACTTGATATAAGTCTTCATAGGGCATCTTTGTTCGTATTGACATCACATGAGCGTGTTTCTGTGCTAGCTTGATATTGTCTATCGCAAGCTGTTCGCTATATTCTGTTGGCGATCCAATCTTGGTCTTGACTTCGGTCTTTTCATGATTAACCGCTCGAACTTTAGTGCTTCGAGCACCAACAGCCTTAGGTGTTTGCGTTGACTGGCGATTCATCGGCTGTAAACTCCATTTTGAGCGCCAATCATGGCAGCTTGATTATATCCTATTCCATGGCTATTTCCGCCACTTCCTGGTATCATTGCTACGCCATATCCCCAACTTACGGTTTCAAACTTCAATGGCCCACTTCCAGTGACATAAATCACAACCTGGCTTACTTCATCCACAATATCATCATGTACACCAGATGGGAACTTAGTGAGCTGATCTATGCACTCATTTGTCCACGGAGCTGACCTTGGCAACAGCACGCGGCCGCTATTTACTTCTACACTGGCAGCATTAGCCCGGCCCTCTTTCGAGCCCATCTCTCCGACGCCAGCAGCAACCACCCGGAAGCCATGGGACTGCTCAGATTCGAGCATCTTGATGATGCCAGCGCCATTAGCTTTCTTCTCAATCAACAACTCATTAAAATAATGCTTTTTGTAAAGTGTTTTGATCATATTTAAGGTCTTTGGAAAGTCTAATCTTTCGTTGACAAGATCTAACTTCCATAAGCCATGCTCAGTCTGCCCATATAATCCCATAGCGACCATATCGCTACCTGCTGTATCATCAAATGTGCAATCTACAGATAGAATCTTACGGATAAATTGTTGTGGCAGGATTGGGTCACCTTCTAATCCTCTCCAGTGATCACAGCTATAGAAGGCGAGGCGATCTTTGAAGAATACGGTACCCGCGCCAGCGCTTGGCCTCTGCTGATAGATTGCCTCCCAGTCCCTCGGAGGAGTGTTTGCACGCTTCCTTTTGATAAACTTTTGACCAAATCTATCGGGATCTAGCGGTTCTCCAACATTTCTTGAATCAATCTCTCTCGTTACACTAGAAGGCAATGGCTTAATATCATTCGCGGGCAATGCTTCAATGGGTAGCGATATAACATGCCAGCGCTCACATTCGGTTTCAAGACCTTCTTTTTCAAGTTCTAAATTCTTCTCCAGCAAGTAGCCAATTAGATCATATTCATGCCATCTAGTATGAACAATCACCATTGAGCTACCAGGCTCCTCTCGTGTGCTCAGCACCGAATCCCACCATGAGTGAATCTGCCGCCGATATGCCGCTGATTCTGCCTGCTCCCTGGATTTGATCGGATCATCCACAAACAAAAAATGACCCGGTTTGCCCGTACCCTTGCCGACCCCAGCAGTCCAGCAGCTCCCGATCCCATCATCGGGTCCCCACTCTTCCTTGCCACGCAGGGAAGCCCGCAGGATCCCTCCAGATGCTACAAAATAATCCCGTGCATTCTCACTAAATCCTGTCGCAAGATCTTGTGTATGACAACAAATACCAGCGCTACGGTCAGGAAACCTTCTAATGCAATAACCAGGCAAAAATCTAGAAAATATCGTAGATTTCCAATGCCTAGGCGGGAGTTCCACCATAAGCCTAGGCAGATCACCATCGGCAACACGCTGGGCAATATCAATCAGTCTATTTGTGTGCTTTGTAAATGGAAACCTTGGATAAGATGTTTTAATATACGTCCTAAACGATTCGGCATAAGGCTCAACTTCAGCGGATCTTGCTGTCTCTATTCGATGTTGTGTTTCGAGCACGCCAAGCAAGGAGAAGCCATCATAGGCATCCCTTGCGGCAACTGACAGCATGTCTATGCGCGGAAACGAACTCATAAAGACCTAAGACACGCCTTAATTGTAGCACTAATCGCGGCCTAATTGCTATGATTCTTAGTCAATCATCCAGCAAAGGAACAAGCTCGTATTCGGATTTGAATTCTTCGCCAGAAATTACAATAGGCCTTCCATGTTCAATAGCAATATAGTCACCCTTGCTAATCTCTCGCGCGTCAGTCATTGACTGGGCGCGATCAAAATAAAGCACAAAAAGCTTGCTATCGGCAAAGCTAACTGAGATCCCCGGCCTAACAATTTGAGGCTTGGCCCATTTAGCAATTTCGCTCGCGCATTGCGGTGTGCCGTCATATTCAATAGCTTCAATGATAGCGTGATTTGGGGCAAAGAATGGCATGATCAATCTTTAATAAGTTCAACTAAATCCACAAAATAATTATAGACATTCTCGTGTCCACCCGCATGTCCATACTCCCACGCAAGGCCAAACACCTCGCCTTTTTTGGGATGGTCGCTGACATCAAATTCAGCATAAAGATCAGATATAAATTGCTGATGAAGTCTGCATGATTCTTCGTTATGCCTGTCCCGATGCTTTTTAAATGACGTCTGTGGCTTGGAATAATAGTCAAATGGTTTCATTTTGTTTGTCCTTGATGAATTGAGTTGCGGTTGTGAGTTGTTTTTGGATGATACTTGCGGTAAAGATCTTTGGCGGCTTGGATTGATTTTTTGCGCCATCCGCGTTCAAATGGCCTATCGGCCCTGGTGCCATCCACGTCCCATCGTTCGCCGCATCGAAGACAGGTGCGGTCTGTATCATACCATGGCGCATGTGTGATGACCATAAACCTAATGCGCTTGCACGTAGGGCAGTCTACACGCCTGATCACCACTTCGCTGTAGGTCTGACGGGAAACGTGAAGAATGTTCATGGGATTAATGGAGTAGAGATCTGCAACCACCGATCAACCACCGCTTGAGCATATTGCTCTGCTGTGATCGGCTTTGATTGCGAATCTTTATAGGTATACCATCCAAGCGACCAAAAATCATTCATCTCAACCAGGCAATAGCGATCAAGGTCTACTCTGTACCCAATATCAACAGAATAAGCGATAGGCACTGCGTCGCTTGTTGCGTTAATTTTACTTACAATGGCTTCAACTAGCTTATGATCAGGATCAGGGTAGTCTTCGTTCAAAGCATCATATCGGCACCATCCTAGTATTTTACCTTTATGAATATAGTACCTAAATTCTGCCCCAAGCTGTACAAATTTTGAAGCCCACACATCTGGGTTAATATGATAAGCACTATTTGTAATATCTGCCTTTTTTCCAGCATCAAACAACTTAAGTTTGACTGGTTTAATGAATCTATCGTTTGCAACATCATCATAAGGATGTCTTGTTACCCTGCGCAATAAAAACTCATCCAGTTGACCAGGATGCACACCATAAGAAAAGTTGGGAGGCAAAACAATGCCCATTTGCTTACAGTATTCTTGCGTAAACTCAACAGATCCAAATGGTACAAATTGCATGGATCCAAGTGGAACATAACGATCACCAGCAAGCTCCCGGTAGTTGATCGCATCTGGGTGGGATAAATCATGAAGAATGCGTCGCAGTCCATCAATTTCGTAGTATAAACATAGGCTGTCGCTTTGTTTACAGGCATTCCATTCTTTTGCTAAAGGACCGGATAGCTGTCGGATGAAGACTGCTTTTGCGGGAAGGCCGCTTGAGTCGCCCATGGGGTTAGTGAGTCGTGGTTAAGAATTAAGACATTTCATTATTGGCTCGTCTCAATACCTCGCCTTGCCTCCCTATCGCTAGATCCAATAGCTATCAATGAACAAGAAATTTTCAGCAAGTAATACTTTCTCGTACGTGGCTTTATGGCTTTTGAAAACTTATTAAATTTTTCTTTTTCTGCCGCTATGTAGGCTTCAAGCCAGATTGGCATAGATTTAACAGTCATCACCTTGCCTCTCTATCGCTGGATCCGGGATAACAATTTTGTGCATCGTTGGCCAGCGTGCATCAATGATCTGTTGACGACCTTGTTCTACTTGATTCCAGTCCATCATATTTTTAATATATTGACCTGTATTGTATCTAATCACAGCAATCTCCCCAGTGCAGAGATGGATTTCGTACTGAATAACTGCCGGACATGATTCTGTTATCACCCAATACAACGGCCCAACGCGCTGAATATCCTTCAGCGGAAATATGTCCCCATAAACAGAGACCAGAGAATCAAACGGAGTCGTCATGGATAGTGTCTTCGGGCCTCACTATTGTAACGTCTGATCCCCACACAAGCTGAATTGTTGCAATTCGTAATGCTTCGGCGTACTCCTTCGATTGAGTATAATAATCCATCAAAGCTTCTTGGTCGTCATAGTCTCTTTCGTCAATTTCCCACAATAAAATATCACCATTTTTCAATACGACAGAAAATGTCCACCCTATCTGCTGATCCGATTCATGATCGTACAATTTTTTAACTTTATCCTCAATTCTTGCTATATCATTGATTGGGAAAATATATGCCCCAAATTGAATCAACGTACCAGGATCACGCCTGGCGGATGAAGCAATCTTACGCTTGTTGATTGCTTTCTTCATTTTGATTTGTTGCATTAGACCCTTGCAATAATGACGCGCTCAGGCTGGTGCTGATATTTTCCCTTGCGATCTTGATAGGTAGTATCACACGGATCACCTTCAAAGAATAGAAGTTGGCAGATGCCCTCCTCCGCGTAAACTCGACAATCTGCGCCAGATGAGTTAGAGAATTCAAGCGTTAAATGCCCCTCCCAACTAGCTTCAGCAGGTGTCATATTTGTGATGATCCCCAGCCGTGCGTAGGTGCTCTTTCCTAGGCAGATTACCGTGATATTGGACGGCACACGCAGCCTTTCTAGCGCCACACCCAGCCCATAGGAGTGAGCGGGCAGGATGAAATACGCGCCATCCTCATCATGGTGCAGGTCAACGGGCTCAAGGTTCGCCGGATTGAAGCGCTTGGGATTCATGACGGTTCCCGGCACATGCCGGAAGATCAGGAACTCTCTCGGCGAGAGCCGTAGGTCGTAGCCGTAAGAGCCAGTTCCGTAGGAGAGGACGGGGCGCTGCCTGTGACCAAACGGAGCATGGCCGGGCTCCACCAGTTCCACCTCCCGCACCAGCTCCGGCGCGAACGGCTCGATCATCCCTTGGGCGGCTTGCTCCCTGATCCAGCGATCGTTTTTAAGCACTGAGCGAATGCAACGCCTGTATCCTACATTAAAAAGCCCCGGATTGACCGGAGCAATGCGTATCACAAAACAAATAAGTCAAGCAAAAAACTGCAGGTAATCCGCAGATGTGCCCACGACCCAACGTTTGTTGAGCCTATAAGCCGCCCAGGTGGACCCATCTTTCACGTCTCGAAAGATCGCACGGTGAGCATCTTCATCTGCAACATTGCACCTGAGTTGAGCTAAAGATGCAAACGATGCGGTTTCGTCATCCGTGCCGAAGCCAAGAAACTCAGAAGGCCCCATGCTTTTGCCGCGATAACCAACTTCAATCACAGTTCCGGGCTTGATGGTGGCAATGGTGATGCGAGCCATTTTTAAAATTGGGGTGGTGGGGCATCTCTGCCCCTGTGCTCGTATTATAACCCAACAGGCCTAACAGAGAAAGGATTGAAACAGGATTGTCACAACCTGTAACACTTCTGCATAGACATAAAAAAGCCCCGGATCGGCCGGGGCAAAGCATGTTTGCAAGTGTGCTAGTCAGCAAACCATTCAGAAATCAATAGCGTGCTGCCAAGCATCAATTCTCCGACAAACAAAGCGGAAGTAAGTTGTGCTACATCACTGGCTAATTTGCCCCATGCTTCACAAGGAACCGGCATTCCAGCCCAGCATCCAGCAGTGCATTCAAGTGTAAATTTAGTGCAGCAAGTGCCGCTTTCGTAGTTAGTAGTAGTGATATTAGTGATGTTACCGGTTAAAAAAAGAACAGGGCGGGTCATGATTAAAATTGGGGTGGTGGGGCATCTCTGCCCCTGTGAACTCACCATAGGGCATAGATGGCAACTCACAAGCCAGTCGTAACAATTTGAAACAAACTCACCAACTGTTCATCTTGATACAAAGCCGATTGCCGGAATCGAACCGGCGACAAGCGCCTTACAAAAGCGCTGCTCTACCAACTGAGCTAAATCGGCGAAGCCGCAGAGCGGGCGGTGCCCTGCGGCGCCCTTGGCCTTCGATACCGTTCCAGGCTGCCCCCAAAAAACAGCCACGGCTCCCCCCTTACGGATGATGGGACGACCAAGGGTTAGATTTTATCATCAAAAGGGCAGCTTAGCCTTTTCAATCGCTGCTAGGCGTGCTCTGCGGCCCTCATCATATCCAGATCTCCAGTCATCACACTGGCGATAATAAAAATCACGATGACATGCGCGTTTGCCAGTGAATCCTCTTGTTGCGCCAGCCTTGAAGTCATCATGGTATTGATCATCAAATTCAAACTTAAAATCACTCAAATTAGAGTTTATTACTGATTCTCCGTACCATTCTCCGCCAGATATGATTCTTAAGATATTACTATCAATGACAATTGCTTTGTGCCTACCATTCACCGGCACGCTCTCGCCGCTAACGGGCTTAAGTTTATATCTTGTCCACAGTACAACTTCTTTCATGTCGTTAGGTTCGTAGTATGAATACCAGTATCCGTTGTGAATAAAGACTAATTGAGGGGAGTTCATTGAATTGGGGGCCAAGATTGTGGAGCATCTCTGCCCCGTGAACTAATTATCAGCCATCAAGTCTGCTGATGGCTGGCGTTGAAACAATCCGTAACACTGCTCAAGATGTTACATAAAGTAACGGCTCGTATAAATCAGCATTTTCAAGTTTGGTAGTTAAATGTGTGCCATCACAATGTGGACACAAATAAACACCATATTGCTTGCCATGACGAGCCGCTAATTAATCGTGCCTTAAAAAGTCTTCGACTTCCCACCCATCCCACCAAGCCCTAACTTTGGCGGCCCAATCGCCAATGTCCTCCCCAGTTGCGGCGGAACCCGATCTAATGACGTGAAGGGATTTGAAAAATAATCAACACCAGCCGCGCGCGCGTTGGCGCCTTGTAGTCGTATTAAATCGGTGGCGGCCATTTAATTACCTCCTATTGGTGGTGGATTGCTGCCACTTCCCTGGTCAGGCAGCGCAAAAGCACGCCGTCGGGTGCTTCAATTACTAAACATGGATCAGCAAAGAAGGGTTCTTCTTGTGGCTGAAATTTTTGTGGCTGAAATTTCATCGGCCAACTCGGAAATGGCAACTTTGTATTTCCATTTGAAACACCAATCAACCAGCCAAAAGAGTTGCCAGGGCAATGTTGTCCAGTCACAATTAAGGCAAAGCCTGTTGACGGATCTTCCACAAGAAACTCGATCGACTCGCCACTGGCGCAGTTGTCGTAGTCATTGTTCGTGTGAGCGTATTCACCGAACGTGTCGTCGCTGTAGCCTTCAAATCTGAGGGTGGGCATGGGGTGTGGATGTGATGGAATGATGCCAGATTGGGCGCGGCTCTGGCGGACCGCAGGAGCAACGATCAGCCCAACGGCATGACGCTTAGGGCGAGCATGGTTGCCCCTCCCACGCCGCCGTTCCACTCGCCCCCAGCGCATCCGCTTGATCGAGGGGGATCACCGCCGCCCACCACATCCGGGAAGACTCAGTCTCCCAGCACTCCTGGCAGATGGTGCCGCCATTGCCGTCGGGCCATTCCTCAGCGGGGTCTGGGATGGTGTTGTTGCAGGTGTTGCAGGTGGTCATGGCTGGCCCTCCCAAGGCTTTGCGGGCTTGCTGTCATGACGGAGAGGCTCGGTTGGCGCGGTAACCAGGGGAATGAACCAATAAGGCAGCCAGTGACTCCAATTGGTGCATTCACTTGGACTGTCAAATATCCAACCCTTGCAGTTTGGCCACGTGAGCCAGCATTTACCATGCAGCAAATCATCACATTGCGGCATTGCATGAAAGCGGCAAACGCCTGCACCTGCCAGCTTTTTTCGATGATCTTTAATTAATTCAGCTAGCACAGAAATAGAAGCCTTTTGTTTTTCGATCACCCCATTCTGCCGGTGGATTAACCACCATAGGCAAAGGATCGCGGCGCATGGGCAGAGGATTGCGGCGAGGATTTTAAGGTGGCTCATGATTGGCCCTCCGGTTTAGCCATGGGGCCGGCCTTCATTATGGAATCCATGTGATCCCGCACCAGCGCCCGAAGCCTTTCCCGGTGCCTCCGTTCACCACCAGCACCCTGCAGCAGGAGGCCAACCGCAAGCTGCGTCTCTCCGCCCGCGACACCATGCGCAGCGCTCAGGCGCTCTACGAGCGGGGCTATCTGGGTGCGCACTTTGTCGGCGTCCACAAGCTTCCAACACTCGGCCATCCACTCCTCGGGCACCTTCAGCCGCCCTTGGTAATTAGGCAGCAGCCATCCGCCGCTTTCGATGAAATGCAGCACCGCCTTTTCGGCGGCGGCCTTCACTTGCGCTTCAAAATCAGTCATGTGATCCTCCTAGCTTTGTGGTGTGTGGTTTTCCCCAGCCATTTTCGTGGCGTCGGGAGAATGGTTGCCTGGTATAGGGAACGCCCACCATGGAGCCCACGCCAGGGCCTCATCAAGGAGCCATTCGCGGCACATCATTCGCCAACGGCCGCCGTAGAGGATCGGGTCATGCTGCACCCATCCCCAACACCATTGCCCTTGGCCATTGCGAGGGTTGGGGCAGCAATCATCAGGCCCCGGCAGCCGCTCGGAGACCGGGATGGGATGGAAGGCGGGGCGGCCAAACCGCTGCAACGCGGCCATCATCAAATCGACCAGATCGCGGTCAATATCCTCAATCAAGGAGCCAGGTTTTAACCATGTCGCCCATGGCTCCAGGCTGTGGACAAATGCCCTCAGCTCTTCACGGCTTGGCGCTTGCATCACGGGGCCGGCAATGGCGCCCAGTTGCTCGCTGCCGACGGCGATGTGCTCGGCGTCGGCAAGGGGCCAGCGTTTGGTGGCGTTGCTCATGGCTGCACCTCCCCAGCCATTTTCGTGGCGTCAGGAGAATGGCTGCCTGGCACCGGGAAATAATAATGCGGCAGAAAATACTCATCAGCGTGGTATGGCACGCGTAAGTGCCAGGAAGCTGGAACATCCCACTCCCCGTCAGCCCTTTCAAAGCACCAGCATTCGCCATCCTCGTTATAGAAGGACCTGATCTCTGAGATTGAACTAATCTTTGAGATTGGTCTGTTGCCTTTTGTGACGGGCTCAAGGGCAGGGCGGCCATAGCGGGCGATCACCGCGCGAAGGCCGCAGACAGTTGCCTCCTTTTCGCCTCGCCAGTGCCAGCCTTCACCGGGAAGGCCCTCGTAGTAGTCCTTGCGCTTGGCGGTGTCATAGGCGCGCAACAGTTCGTCGTCGGTTGGATCCTCTGCCGGGTGCGGTGGAGCCGCACGGTGGCCATAAAGGCGGTCCAGGTGCTCAGACGGGCTCAATCCGTCGCTGAAGGTCGGGTCGTAGAGATCATTGAGATTGGCGGGAAAAGGCTTGGGAAGGTCTGGAAGAAATTCATCCTTCATAAAAGCCAGTCGATTGGGGGCATTGCCATTGTCGCCAGGATGCGGATCCTTCGAAGCAGTTGTTACAAATCTTTTTGCAGACTCCAGCTCTTCTACCCTGGCCTCCAGGGCTTTAATCATTTCATAAAGATTTTCCATGATCAATTCTTAATGCGCCATGTTGAAGATACTTTTCCTAGTTTCTCAAGAAGAGAGTAAACATTGGCGCATAACTCTGTGTCGCGAGCATTGCAAAAACACAGCCAATTTACAAGCCAATCAGATAGCGCATTTAATTCGACACCTCTTTTTGCATCATAAACAGCGTTTATCATGCCAGGTCTCATGTGCAATGGAAGTTCAGCCATTAGCTGCAAAATTTCTGGACACTCTTGAGTAAGTTGATTCCATCCTGTTTGGCTCACTATAATCAACCTCCAATCAACCTAGGGCGAATTGACTTGTTCTTTGCTCTGGCTTTTCTGGTGATGCGGCAGTATTCAAGCTGATCTTTAGTAAACACTTCTCGAACCCATGGCGTCTGCATATCAAGCGATAAAATAAATTCATCCATTCTATGAACAACCCCATCCTTAATTTGAATCCTTGCTGGAATCATCGTCGCCAGGCTCCTGAGCCAAAGATGCCTTCTCATCATATATGAACCTCCCCCTAAACTGCGCAATCTGCTGCAAATCCACCCAAAAAGGTGCTTCATGTTCTGGCGGCAAAATACAAGCCTCCGTGCGTCCATCTGGCGCTTTACGTGTCTCAATAATCATGGCCTTTGCAATGCCCCAGCCGGGGATTTTTGGCGTCACCACTTTACCTTGTTGGCCCAATAGGCAGCACTCATTTTACCTTTCTTTATATTTTTTGCATGACGAGCCTGAAAACTGGCGCGGCGCTTTTTGTCAGCATTGCTTTCGTTTTTGCTCGGGGGCGATCCGCTGACACCTTGCTGACCAAAACGAATCAGCTTAACCTGGCCATTCTCCCTAGCTGCTACGGCATGGCTCTTCTTCGGATGCCCAGGAGTCCGCTTTGGCTTGTTATACCCCTTAAAGGATTCTTTGCCAATCTTAATGGTCATGATTTAAAGCGCAGATGCCCCATGATAGCATCTATTCATGCACACCGTATTCACACCAAATCGCAATAATCAATGGCGGCTCAATCGGTGGCAAATCGTTAGATACTTTTCGCCTGAGGCAGGTTTCGCATTCTTCGTAAATGTAGTCTTCTTCGAGGTAGACTATGCCGGGGCAAGGGTTAAGGGTTGCTGGATTAATCATAAAATCAGCGCTGTTTGCTTAGGCCACATTAAGCGATTCTCTCACTAATTTCAACCAAGCAAGAATGCCATAACTTTTGGCAAAACAATAGCTACATGCTTTAATAAAGCTTTCGTCAACATCTGCCCATTCTACTGGCTCTGGATGCTCATCGCTATCTCTATCATCTTCCTGTTGCCTTGCTAGACAAAGAAAGCCCTCTACGCACTCTAACAAGTGACTAAGTTGCACATGAGCAAGAAACATGTCGCCTGATTGTATTTCTTCAAGCATGTCTTCGCTTAAATTGTGAGCCCGATTAAGAAAGTTTTGACTCTGGTAAAGTCTTCCTATGTGAAGCTTGCGAACAAGTCCACATCCGCTTTCAACAGTTGCCTGCGTATAATTTATTGCATTTTTGATTCTCTCAAAATCAGAATCAGTGAAGTGTGTCATTTGGGGCGCGCGTGATTAAATTTGAGTTCATAACAAAAACGACAATGAGTGAGTCAAAAATCAACTATAAAGCCTATCAGTCCTTCGCGTCAACACACCAGATCTACGCCTAAGCTCATTCAAGCTCCAGAGCAAATCATCTTGTAAATTAGGCGCCAGATCATTAAATGATTTTAACTTCAAAATAGCTAATAGCTTTTGAATTTGAAGATCGCAATCGTTTTTCTGGCGCCTTAGTGCGGCTTGGATTTGCAGGGCTTTGTAGGTCAACAATTCCATGCGATGGTTTACTTTTTAGCCTGCGGCAGCAAGCACTTATCCGAGTCACATCCTGCAGGGCCAGCCTCCACTAAACTCCCGCTATCATAGGCCTGAAGCAGCGCAAAAAAGTCATCCCCTTTGCGACGTTGTAACACTTCTTCATGAAGGCGCTCGTATGTTGCCTTGTCGATCGGTTCAAAAGGCAGGCGGGGGAATGTTTCGTTTGCATCAAAGCGAGCCAGTAAAGCGGCGGAAATGTAGCCTTTATGATTCACGATTGCATCATGAATCTTATCAGCCAAGGGCTCAATTTCATGCTCCCTAAACTCAATCGTGGCAGATGTGTTATGCCTTGTATAGTGCGTCTGTACTTGCATGTAGAAGTCAAACTGAGCCAGGGCTGAGAATTGATCAATTCTGATCTGATCCGCTCCCGGCAGGTTGGCCCAGCTCACTTCCGTGGGGATCTCCACGAGCCACTCGGTACAGCGCGGATCAAAGGGATCATCCAATAGGCGGCCCTGCTCATCCTTGTCGCTCTGGCTAGGCACAATGGTGTAGCCATAATCGAGGCAGGCCAGGGCCACGGGATCATCCCTGCGGAAGGTGATGCGACGGATGAAGCGCTGCGCCTTCGGCGGATGCCAGCCTGGTGACGCACCAGTAAGAAGACTCTTGGTCCCGGCCGGTTGACATGTCGTCATGCGATTAGGACACTTCAGCCCATGATCATCGCAATACTTCCGAACAGCATCTTCTACAATTTCACGCCATTCTCTTAAATAAGCCGCCTCAGCTTCTTTATATGCAATCCCCACATAATTATTAGGCCTTCCCTCTGTCCACCATTCAAGCCATGGCACACCAAATGCCTCAACAAAAAAGTCAAACAATCCCGTGAAACTTACACCAACGATAGGATCAAGATCTCTGCTGTACTGATAACGTGGCTCCTGAAACTTATGATGTAACAATGCCGCAACAGATAAAGCAGCGGCGGTGAATGCTGATTGTTGCCCCAGCCGATCGGATGGTAATAGCTGGTTTAGATGCACTTCTGCTAGATTGCAGTGAAAGTTTTTACCTTGAATTTCGCCGCATGGGTTAATCCCATACCTGCCCATTCTATGTTCTAGCTTATCACTATCTTCCACGCAATCAGGATCCAACTGCTTAATCATCTCAGCACCACTTTGCTTGTGATCACAATAAGCTGAGATAAAATCAATTTGCATCTGCCTATCGGTCAAAATATCACGATTTGATCTTGCAATAGCTTCAGGAGCAAACATAATCGCACCTTCACCCGATAGGTATTGCCTGCGGACAGAATCTACGATCTCTTCTCTTGTTGGATAATTATGATAGACTAGGGTGTGATTCGCCATGCGCAAAGCATCACGCTCAGGATCAATGCGCCAGTTGCCGTCTTCATCTTGCTGCCATAGGTTGTCTTTTGCTATACTTGCCTCGGTATCATTTGCGCTGAATTGTTTAATTGAAGCGCTACGACGCACATTGCCGGCAACTACAACTAACGCCGCTTCATCCGTAAGCAAACAACACTCAACTGATGTAAGTTTTCTGCCTTGAGCTTTGTTAAAAATCGCAGCCATTTTAACAAACAAATCCTTTAGCTTCACTGGATTTGCTGTGCCGCCGAAGCCTTTTAGTGGCGAGCCAGAAGGACGAACCTTGGATATATCAACACTTACGGCAACTTGGGTATTTTCTCCATATAAAGCCGAAATGGAGGCATTACTGGCAAGTTCAAACATTGTGTAGTAAGCGTCAACCCATCCCTTACGGCTGTCGCCAACTTCAATTAATACATCAATGCTTGGCGTATAATCTTCATCAAGATACACAGTGTGATATTCAACGCTAGTTTGTGGATCTGAAGACGCTTGGCCAAATATACCTGTAACAACTACATTCAACCTATTCCGAATCACCGGCAACATATCAACCATGTGAGGCTCAATGATGGCGCCAGTTCCACTACCCATCATCGCTAAATCCATCATCAACGCAAAAGCACGCCAATCGGTTAGATCCGTTGACGTACAATTGTATGCACCGCTTACATTTTCTGGCTTATCAATCCAGTCAGTACCGCCAACCCACAACCAACGGCCTGAAGGTAGCGCTTTCTGCTCTAGTTGCATCTTGCGCAATAGGGCAACCTGATCATCATTAAGGCGACCAAGCTTCGCCAGACCGCTCAGATTACGCTCTACGACATGTTGCCAGCTCTCGCGACCTTGTGGTCCCTTGCGACTATAGGTACGGCAGAAAACCGGATTGGCGGCGGGCGCAGATGCTGGAAAATCAGACACAAGCGGTGAGTCGTTTTAACCCATCTTAACAGATCAAACTCTATAGGGGCAACGATTGTTCAAGAATTCTCTTGGACTAACCACAAAGAAGCTTTGCCGACTTGGATCAATTGATTCTCTGTGCCGAATCTGGCAATCCAAACAATCAGGATGCAAAACATTTGATGTTAATTCAAATCCTTGACACCTTTCGTAATTATCAAGAGGCTTGCTTGGAGAGGAAGACATTAACGAGAATGGCGATGGGGATGATTGTGATGTGAAGTCCTAGGATAAAGGCTAGGTCGGAAAAGGTCATGTGATCAGGCCAGATTTCCGACCGATTCAAGCTCTTCAGTATCAACAAATGCCATCCAATTAGGGCAGGTTGAGTCATAAGCGGATTCCAGCAGGGGGCGGAGATCTTCGGAGCTGATCTCAATGCTTCCGCCTTCACATGCCCAACTGTGCATGTCGCAGCCGATGGCGGTGTTTTCTAGCACCTGCTCAACAGTTGGAACTTCTTCGGAATGAATGAATGACACGGATTGCCGCTGCGGTGGGGTGATGGGCGAAGGTCATCTCTGCCTTCGATACAAACATCATAGAGCACGAGCCACGACACTGGCGCCAACTCGTAACAAACTGTTGTAATTATTTCAAAGCATAAAAAACCCCGGCATGACCGGGGGTGATTGGCTAAAACAACTGCTTGCACACATGCATCAAGCAACAGATCTGCGGCGGCGAG